TGTCAAGGTATGGGCTGGAAAAGACTTGCTCGATATTTGAAAGATAATCGCTACACCGACAGAAATTTTGACCGCACGACGTTATGGCGCATCTTCAAAAGTGGACTAAACGACGTTTTACGGCTAAATATTAACTAAATGTTAATAAAGGTTAAAATTTTGCAACACTTTGCAACACTTTTGCAACATTTTTGTATGCAACATTTTTTCAAAAATATGCTATAAATTTTGATAGAATCGGGAACGACGTGTGAAAAATGAGTTGTTTCGATTCTTTTTTCATAAGACAACTCCATTTATTCTCCTTAAAAATGGTTGATAACAAGCCGCTCGGACAGCTCGGGCGGCTTTATTTTTGAAAGGAAAACTTTATGACAAAATACAAAGCTAACCACAATCTGCGCTTGCCGGACGGTAAAACTGAAGTTATGGCAGGCGACACTTTTGAATACGACGGCGACATCTCCGGTTTTGCGGATATTGTTGAGCCGGTTATTGAACAAGCTCCAGCCGCTCCGGAAACAAATCCGGAAGATAAAAATCCGGCTGAAACTCCGGCCGCTTTCGGTCTTGAAGGTTTGAGTGACGAAGAAATCCGCGCACAAGGTAAGGCTTGGAAGGTTAAAAATGCGCACAATCTGAATATTGATACCTTAAAAGAGCGTATTTATGAAGCCTATAAAGCAGCTGCTCCAGCTCCGGAATTTTTAAAAGAGCCTGACGCCGGTTTTGAAGTTGATAATATTCCGGAAACTCCGGAAGAAAACAAAGGCGAAGGAGCTGCCGATGCTGGGAAATAAAATATATTATCCGGATGAAGATACAAATAAGGTCTGCGACGGCCGGATTGTAGGGCTTACCATCAATGAGGAAGGATTTTCAGTCTATACCATTAAAGACGGCGAAAAATACGTTGTCCTCAATACCTCGCTTTGCTCTGATAATTATGAAGAAGCACAAGGACACCTTGCAAAGATTATCGCGACCAACGCTGAAATCAAAAAAATCCAAGATGAAGCGAATAAGAAAATAGATGCCTTGCTGCTCAATTTGCGCGGGCAGCCGGAATTTGAATACTTAACCATTAAAGCAGAAAGGAAAGCCGAAGGCAGGAAATAAAAATCCCGTCTTTCTTCTTTTCATACAACCCGAAAGGATAATTGCATGAAAAAGAAATATAAAACAGTTAAAGAACTCGAAGACGCGATCAACGCTTATTTTGAGACGTGCAAAGACGAGCTTGTCTATAATAATGACGGAGAAGTTGCGACGGATAAGAGCGGAAATCCGATTTTTATTCCGCATCCGCCGACAGTTGCCGGACTTGCTTTGTATCTTGGATTTGCAGACAGACAATCAATTTATGATTATAAAGGTCTTGAAGAGTTCTCTTGCACAATAAAAAACGCTATCACGCGTATAGAAGAATATGCCGAGCAGCATCTTTACATTGGAAGAGCGACCGGAGCAATCTTTTGGCTGAAAAATCACGGCTGGAAGGACGAAACGAAAATCAATGCCGATATAAGCGGCTCGTCGTTATTCGCGGCGGGCGTTGAAGAGAAAGCGAAGAAATATGAAAAATCTAAACCTATCAAACGACGTCAAACAGCTGCTAAAAAATGATTTAGTTCCGTTTCGTGATGTGGTCTTGATGAACGACCCAGCGACAGAATGTGAACCGGCAGCTTTTCATCATACTTTTTCGGAAGAATTATTGCACGGGCAGCAGCACGTTGTTATTGAAGCCTTCCGTGAAAGTGCAAAATCAAGTTATGTGCTGCGTGCGTTTCCGCTGCATTGTTTGGCTTATCCGTCAAAAAAGATGGATTTAATTGTTATTATTAAACAAAATCAACGCTTGGCCGGAGACAAACTGCTTGAGATTGAGAACGAGTATCGCTCAAATCCTGTCTTGCAGCATAACCTTGTGCAGATAAGAACAGCGACAAGAGATATGTTTTCGGTGGATGTAAAGAACGAAGCCGGAGAAATCATCAACGTTGTCATTGTTGCTTTTGGTAAACACGCGTCAATCCGTGGTTTGAATATCTCGGATAGGCGTCCGAAGATTATTATTTTAGACGATATTCAAGACAAAGACGATGTTCGCTCGGAGACTATCACGGCGGCAGACTGGGACTGGTTTGTGTCTGACGTTATGTTCTTGGGAAAATCCGTCCGGCTGTTCTTCATCGGAAACAATCTCGGCGATAAATGCGTGATTGAACGCTGCATCAACAACGCCGAAACAATGGGATTTAAGGCAATCCGCATTCCGGTTGTAATCGACGGCAAGCCCGCTTGGGAAGCTCGCGATAAGATGGAAGACATTATCAAAGAGCGCGATAATTATGCAGCTATCGGCAAGCTTGATATTTGGATGCAAGAAAAAATGTGTCAAGCGGTGGCCGAAGAAAACAGGACTTTCAAAGAGGAAGACTATCGTTACTATTCGCCGTCATCAAGATTGGATATTGCCGGACGTTGCAATCTGTTTGCTTGTCTTGACCCTGCATCATCTCTTAATCCGGAGAGCTGCTATCGTGCAATCACGTTGACCGGAGTTGATGCAGATAATCATTGGTTTTTGCTTGATTGCAAATATGGCCGCTGGGATAGCGCCGAGATGATAGATATTATTTTCAATATGGTTGCGACTTATCGCTTGCAGAATTTCTATATAGAGAAAGGCTGGTGGGAGCAAGTTATGCAGCCGTTTTTGACTAAAGAGATGAGCAAGCGCAACATCTTTTTTAATGTGATACCGCTTGAGCACGGCAAAATCGGCTCAAAGCTGGAACGAATTAAACTATTGCAGCCGAGATTTAAGGCGCATTCAGTCTATTTTCCGGATGAAGCAGAGTGGCTCGGGGAGTTCAAGACGGAGCTTGCCGGAGTTACACGCGACGCCATTAAGAGCGAATATATCGATTGTGTTGATGCTTTCGCCATGACGGAACAAGTCGCTATTGCTCCGGTTAATGCACGGCCGAGCTATGAAACGGAAATGAGACGCCGTCGTGATGATAACTCGTCGCAAAGTCTCTTCTCGATTGCTGGATATTAGGGAGGTAGGGCGTAATGAATATCTTATTGGGAACAAACGCCAGCGATGAACTCATCAATCAATGGATTGACAAAGTCAATGAAGAGTTCGGAATGCAGGCTTTGACGGCACAATGTCAGACATATCTTAAGGCCGTGAAAAATCAATGTATTTTCATTTTCGAGCCGGAGTTCGAAGCGGTCTTGTCAATAGATGTGGATATGTGGATGCGTCGCGAGATGTGCGTCGTCTCATACTATGTCAAAAAAGAATGCCGGAATATCCGGTTATTTTTGAAGATACAAAGAAAATTTGAGGAATTGGCGAGGGCTTTTGATTGTCAATACCTCGTTCAAGGAAGCCATTTAGGCGACAGGCTTTACAAATACCTTGAACGCAACGGATATAAAGTCGCCACAATGCGAAAGGAACTGTAATGGGAAAATCTGTCGGAAAAATTGTCGGTGCTGCGGTCGGTGGTCTAACCGGCGGCTTAATCGGCGCACAATACGATAAATCTGTCAGCGCAGCGCAGAAGGCGGCAAAAGCACAACTCGCAGCGCAGCAGGCTTTAATTAACGAGCAGAAGAACGCTGAAGAGCAAGCCAAAGAAAAAGCAACGGCTATGCGTCGCGCTTCTAAAGCAACAGAAAGCCGGACGAATTATACGACCGCTCTCGGAGAGATGGGCGATAACTCGGACAGCAAGAAAAAGAAAACTTTGTTAGGGGGTTAAAACAATGAGTTTTTTAAGAAAAATAAGCCAATATGCAAGAGCAAAGCCCGTTATGAACGGCGGAAGCTATAACGGGATGTTTAATGCTTTGATGAAAGGGGAATCTCTTAAATCATACACGGAAAGAATGAATATCGAAGCCGGAAAAGGCCGTATGGTTGACGGCAAATATAAGGGCTTCAGCGATGCCGAAAAGAAGCATTGGAACAGCGCCGAAGAATTTAAAAACGCTGCTTTCAAGGATATTTCCGAAGGCTCTGCTTTGGGTAAATATTTCGGTAACAGCTCTTTCTTGGAGAATATCCGCAAGAAGAGAGAGGATGTAACATCAACGCTTTTGGGCGGCATTAAATCACTTTTAGGCGGTTAAGATGGCAGAAGAAGAGAAAACAGAACAGCAGAAGCTCGACGAAGAGCATGTTCGTTTGGCCGAAGCTAACCGGAACGCCGAATATATTGACCTCAACGAGACAAACAAAAAGCTCAATTTGGCAAAGAAAACGGCGACCGACAAGACAAAACTTGGGGGCGAATGATGGATTTATCAGCTGAAAAAATAATCAAAAATTATACAAGTCTGAAGGGCTCGAGAGCCGACTTCGATAATTTGTATCAGAAACTTCATAATTACTTTTATGTGGAATCCGGCAATATTACCGAAGAACGCAACAAAGGCTCGCAGCTTCACGCATTGCTTGACAGCACATCGCAAGACTGCGCCGATGTTTTGGCCGCCGGACTGTCTAACTATCTGACGCCGGAGAGCTCGAAGTGGTTATTTTTGCAGCACTCTAACCGCGAATTGAGAGACAATCCGGATGTTAAGAACTGGATGCAGGAAGCAACGGAAGAGGTATTGTGGACGCTTTCACGGTCTAACTTCTATAATCAGATGCCTATTTTCTACAAGGCGAGCGGCGTTTATGGAACGGCTGCGCTTTTCTGCGAGAAGGACGAGAACGACGGCGCTCGCTTCTATAATATACCGATTAAGAAGCTATACTTAACCGAAGACGCAAGGGAACGGCCTTTTGAATTTTATCTTGAGTTTGAATATACCGCCGAGCAAGCTCTTTCGCGCTTTGGCGATAAATGCAGCCAAGAAATCAAAGACGCCTACGCTGCCGGTCGTAATGACGATAAGAAGTTCAAGTTTGTTTGTTACTTTGGCAAACGATTAGAGCGTGAAGTCGGTAAAATCGACCGAATGAATATGCCTATCCGGATGGTATGGGTTGACCAAAAGTCAAAGCAAATCATGGAAGAAAGCGGATTTTGGAGTATGCCTTGCGTTGCGCATCGTTTCTACAAACGCTCGCAGATTGTTTATGGTTATTCTCCGGCAATGAAAGCTCTTCCGTTCGCTCGTATGGCAAACACTATTTCGGACACGATGCTGCGTGCTGCCATGAAGCAATCAGACCCAGCAATCGCTCTTCCGGATGATGCTTTTATCGGAACGCCGAACTTTAATCCTCGCGCTATCAATTACTATCAGCGCGGCAAATTAAGCCCGAAAGATGAGATTTTCCCGATTGGGAACTTCGGCAATCCGCATATTGCTGTTGAGCATCTTCAATATTATCAGCAGCAAATCCGCGACACGATGTTCTATAGCACTTTCCAAGCGTTCAGCGAACTGACAAAGCAGATGACAGTTCCGGAAGTTATGGAGCGCGTCAACGAGAAAATGACGTTACTCGGCCCCGCTGTTGGCCGCTTTATGAATGATGTATTGCAGCCGCTTATTGAGAAGGTTGTCAATATTCTTTACGAAGACAATCGCTTGCCAAGAATGCCGGATGTGATGCTTGAACATCCGGAATATGAAGTCAAGTTCGTCGGACGTCTCGTCCAGTCGCAGCGCCAATCGGAAGTCAACAACATCATCAACGCTTTAACGATTGCCGGACAGCTAACCGCTATCAATCCGGAAGTTGTTGACAAGATTAACACCGACGAAGCTGTCGAAGAAATATTCGATATTACCGGCGTTACAACAAGGATTTTGAATACGGACGCTAAAGTCAAGGAAATAAGAGAACAGCGTGCAGCAGCTCAACAAGAGATGCAAGAGCTCGCAGCAGCTCAAGCACAAGCTCAAACCTATAAGACTGCAGCTGAAGGAGATAAAGATGTCAGAGAAAATCAATCTTAAGGACAAGGGAGATATTGCCGATTTACAAACGGCATTTAAGGATATAGCTCGGCAACATCCGAACGTTATTGCCTTTTTAGAGCTATACTGCGGATTTTGGACGCCGCTCGGCACAAACGACCCGCAGGAAATATCATATTCCAGCGGCAAGCGGGATGTGATTTTGATGATTAAAACACTCATGCGCGACGACATCTTGCCTGAACAAATCGCGCAATATTACGAAAGGAATATATAATGACCGAAGAGATGACAACTGCTCCGGATAACGGACAGCCAGCGGACGGCGGAAACGGAGCACCGGCACAAGGCTTTGACTTCAACTCCGCTTTATCGGTTGAATTTAAAGACAACCCGTCAATCACAAAGTTTGGCGGAGACATCAACAAACTATCTAAAAGCTATCTTGAACTTCAATCCCTCATGGGACAGGGGCGCGTTGCTATTCCGAAGGATGAAAATGACGCGGCCGCTTGGGGAATGTATGACAAGTCTTTCGGTATTCCGGACACGGCCGACAAATATCAGCTGAACGCTCCGGAAGGCGTTGACTTGACCGAGTTCAAAACCTTAATGAAGCAAAATCACATCTCGCCAAAAGTCGCGCAGACTTTGCTTGATGCGCATATCGCAGATTTTGCCGCTTATGCTGAAGCTCAAGAGCAGCAAGCGCAAGCAGATAAAACAGCCGCAGAAGAATCCCTCAAAAAAGAATGGGGTATGAAATACAAAGAAAATATGGCTGCTGCCAATAACTTTTTGCAGAAGTTATCCGATACCAAAGAAGACTATGACTACTTTTTGAGCAAAATCGGAAACGATGCGAAGTTTATCAAATTGCTCGCCAAGATGGGCGCATCCGTTTCGGAAGGCTCTCTCGGCGGCATGGAAGGACAAGTCTCCGGATTTACGAAGACCCCTGCCGAAGCAAAAGCAGAGTTTGAACGTATTATCAACGACGCAAACGATGCTTATTTTGCAGGCGTGAGAAACAAACGAAACGACCCTGCGTGGTGCAGAGCAAACAATCAGACGTTTGTTACTGAACAAGAGCGCAAAGAGCGCGTCGCTTATGTTCAATCGCTTATGCAGATGATGGGATAAGCCAATAAGCCCCCGCAACTATCAAAGCCCCCTTTTGGACAAGGCTTAAAACAGGCTCTCGCTGGGAAGATTTCTCGGCGATTTTTTTAACTTAATTTTGAAAGGAAAAAACGATGACTGATTCCACTCAGTTTGAGACAAGGTCGCAGGCTTATTCTTCAATCATCCTGCCTTTGGCTCGTCAAGAACATTCTAAATTATACGATAGAGTGTTCGTAAAAACAGAGGGCATTGAAGGAAAATGTTTTTATCAAGACCAAATCGGCGATTGGAAGATGACTAAAAAGACATCTGTCAATGCTGACACTCCGGAAAATGACCCGAACTTGGGAAGAACTCGTATTGATATTGCTACATTCAACGACGCTCGTTTGATGGACCGTTCTTTGAAATTGCAATCATTGTCCGACCCAATGTCTATGTCTTCAATTTGTGTTCAATCTGCTGTCGGTGTTACAATCGACCAAGTCATTTATGATGCTCTCGGTGGCGTTGCATACCGCGGCGAAACCGGCGCAACAGCTGTCTCTTTCCCAGATGCTCAAAAGATTGCTGCTGACTTTGGCTCTACCGGCACAAACAGCGGCTTAACTGTTGGCAAATTGCGTCGTGCTATGAAGATGTTAGATGCGAAGAATGTTCCGTCCGAAAACAGAACTTTCGTCGGCTCTGCAACTGAAAAAGAGCAATTACTCGGCACAACTCAAGCGACCTCTGCTGACTTCAACAACGTTCGCGCATTGTGCAACGGCGAAATTGATACCTTCTTGGGCTTCAAGTTTGTATGGCTCGGAGACGGTATTGTTAAAGTTGCAAGCAATATTGCAGACTGCTTCGCCTTCCATAAGACCGGCGTTTGCTTCGGCATGCTGGAAGAGTTGTTCTTGCGCATCGATGAACGCAAGGACAAGAGCTACTCTAAACAAATTTACTACGAGATTTCTTGTGGTGCTGGTCGTTTAGAGGAAGCCAAAGTCGTAAAAGTTTTGTGCGACCAATCTGTAACCGTATAGAATGAAAGGGAATAAGATATGACTACCGTTAATTCTACGACATACGCAGCACAATCCGCAGGAAAAATCGCGGTTTCTGCTGGCATCATGAACACCAGTTTGAAGGTTATTTCCGGCGATTATACCGCTTCTGCGGCTGCTTCCGGAACAATCATCAACTTATGCGAACTTCCGGAAAACGCCGTTATTCACGACGTTATTTTGGATGTTGCAGCACTCGGCGCAAGCTCCACAATTAAAGTCGGCGACGGCAACGATGACGACCGCTACATTGCGGCCGCCAGCACAGCTTCAGCCACAACTTTAAGAACTGGCGTAGGCGGCAAAGGTTATCGCGTCGGCACAAATTCCGGCGACAATCTTTTGAAAGCCACGACCGGCGGTGCTGCAATTACCGGTAAAGTTCACTTTACTGTTTTGTATGCCTAAAGTAAACGAGAGGGCGGGAAACCGCTCTCTCTTTTTTTATAAAAGGAAAAGAATATGAGCAGAGTTTCAATCGCAAATAGAGCAATCGCCTATATCGGCGACAATAAAATCACGGACTTATCAGACGAAACATTGACCGCAAAATCTATCAACAATGTTTATTTGGATAGCCTTAAGAGTATTTTGTCGGAGTGCTGCTGGAACTTTGCCAAGAAGCGCGTCATGTTGAACAAATTGACCGTTCAACCGGCTTGGGGCGGCGGCAATTATTTTCAGATACCGGCGGACGTGGTGCGCATCTTTAAGACCACAGCGAAGAACTGGGAAATTGAAGGAAACTACATCAAAACGCCGGAAAGTGAAATCGGCATTTTATACACTTATTTATGTGAAGATGACAATCGTTATCCGCCTGCGTTTGTGGATGCGTTCGCCTGCCGTTTGGCATCCGATATTTGCTACGACCTAACCAATAACAGCAGTAAACAAATGGAGCTTTTGGAGCTTTACGAAGGACATTTTCTGCCGATTGCAAAATCTATGAATGCTCGTGATAAATCCGGCGAGGAAGTTCAAGATGGTGCTTGGGTTAATAGTGTTTATGACGGGAGATGGGACTAATGGCGAGAGTTGCTCTTAATTATCCTACATTCGGACGCGGCGAAGTCAGCCCGCAAATGTTCGGGCGCGTCGATATTGAGCCGTATAATTCTTGTCTGCAGAAATGCCGCAACAGTTGGGTGCGTCCGTTTGGTGCTGTTTCTCGTATTGCCGGCACGGAATACATCACAAGCACGAAGAACAACGGCAAAGCACGCCTTTTGAAGTTTGTTTTTTCGGCCACAGATAGCTACATGATTGAGTGTGGTATAGGATATTTCAGATTTTATCAAGACGGCGGCTATATTGTGGACGGAAACAATAATGTTTACGAGATACAAAATCCGTTCACGACAGAAGCACAACTCGCGTCAATTCAATATGTCCAGCTCGACGACGTTATCAAAATTGTTTATAAAGACGATTTAACCAATACAAACAAGCCGCTTGAGCTCATCCGGAGAGCTGCCAATAACTGGGTGCTGCGTGCGGTCGATTTTAAATGCACGCCGTTTTTGGATGAAAACCTAACCGATACGACACTTATGGCGAATGCTTCAACCGGAAACAATGTCGATTTATCTGCATCGCAGCCGATTTTTAATTCCGCCCATGTCGGCAGCTTTTGGAAGCTCGGAGATAAGACAACCGT